ATATTCAATAGCAACTAATATTAAAAAAGCAGTAAACGAAGAATCAAAAAGATTAGATAAAATTGCAGAATTAGAAGCACAATTAGCAGAATTAAAATCTGAACAAAAAGAAGAACAAACTTATGACTCAAAATCATTTAGAGAAGTTATCACAAAAGATATCGCAGAATATATTAAAAACGCAGAAGAGGCTCAACTTGTTGAATTATACAACACTTTTTCAGACAATGAAGCAGTTTACAATGAAGAATCAAAAAACATTCTTGTTAAAACTCCAGAAACTGCAGAAATAATTGCAGACGCTGAAAAAGCAGAAGCACCTGAAGAAGAAGTAGTACAAGAAAAAGACAGACCTGAACCGTCATTGAATGATCTAGTAAAACAAGATGCAGAATCAAAAGACGATGAAGAAGACGAAGAAGATGATGATAAAGCAGGCGAAGTGCCTATGTTAGACAAAGAGTTTGACGAAGGCGGCGAAGAAGTTGAATTACCAGTAGAGCCTGTAGAAGATAAGTTTACGAACGACCTAGATCCAACCGAAAAGAAGTAAATCCAGCATAAATATGGTATATGAGTAATATACCCTATAACTACCAGAAATACATAGATGACGTTACAAAAATGCGTCAAAGAGGTGCTATTAGTACAGGTGAACAAATTGCATCACCTAGTTCAGCAGGTAGCAGAGGACTGGCCAAAACAACAGATTTTACAAATAGTCCAAATCAAATGATGAAAGGAAACATGACTGAATCAATAGATGACATAAGAAACACTATAAACAAATTAGAAAACATAGTTAAAGTAGAAGAATATGAGCCATTCCCAGAAGGTAACGAAATGACTTTTGAGGACGATGACAAATTCTTTGAAGCATTTGGCTATATTGGATATCCTGAAGAAGAATTATGGGAAGCAGAATATCAAGGAAGAAAAGTTCCATTAAACAAACCTATGAGAGGTGATGTTAAAAAATTTAAAGTATATGTTAAAGATCCAAAAACAGGCAACGTTAAAAAAGTTAATTTTGGACACGGTGGATCTTCTGCAAAAAGAAAAACAATGAGGATTAGAAAGTCTAATCCAAAAGCAAGAAAAAGTTTTAGAGCACGTCATAACTGTGCAAATCCAGGACCAAAAACAAAAGCAAGATATTGGTCTTGTAGAAAGTGGTAAGATGAAAATTAACGAAGTTACAGGCATTACAGAACAAGAATTTGAAAAATTAGCAGAAAAAAAAGATGCCTGCTACCACAAAGTAAAAGCAAGATACAAAGTTTGGCCTTCGGCATATGCTTCAGGAGCCTTGGTGCAGTGTCGTAAAAAAGGTGCCAAGAACTGGGGTAATAAGTCGAAGAAATGAAATTTTTAATTTGCAACGGAAGTCTAACACCAAGTAACGAATCTAACACATTTACATTGTGTGAAATGGTTAAACTTGCATTTGAAAAACTTAATCACGAATGTGAAATAGTTACCATAAGAGATTTAAAATATACTCCCGGCACAAAAGATTTTGATGACGATATGAGAACTTTGATTCGCAAAATGTTTCAAGTTGATGGAGTAATTTTTGCAACACCCATTTGGTGGGGTATACAATCTTCATATATTCAATCAGTAATTGAAAGAATGGATTTTATAGATTCGTGGAGCATTGAAAACAAATACAAACCTTTTTATTGTAAAGTTTTTGGAACAATAGTATCTGGATCAGGTGATGGGTTTCAACACATTCACGGAATATGTTACAATTTTGCATCAATGTTAGGTTTTACAACACCACCAAGTTGCAATATAGAATCTGCGGCACAAGGCAGAGATGTTATTCTAAAAGACGAAGAAACAATTGGCATGGTTAAAACTTTTGCCACAAACATGGGTATTTGGGCAGAAGCATTAAAAACACAAAAAGTAAAACAACTCGCAAGACATCATTTAAATGAAAATTTTGCTGACAAAAAAGTAAAAGGAAAAAGTCGTCCTGGCAGAGTTAAAAAAGCAGGAGCAAGTTGTAAAGGATCAGTAAGTTCATTAAGAGCAAAAGCAAAAAAATACGGTGGAGAAAAAGGAAAAATGTATCACTGGTGTGCTAATATGAAAGGTGGAAAGAAAAAATGAAAATTTATGAAATAACAGAAGGTACACGTTGTTGGAAGGGTTACGAAAAAAAGGGTATGAAAACTATGTTTGGCAAAAGAGTACCTAACTGTGTAAAAAGAGAACACGTTGACTTTTGTGTAAATTGTGGTGATATTATTCTACACGAATCATTAAATGAAAATTTAAAAAAATGGTTCAAAGACAAATGGGTTCGAGTCGGCCCAAAAGGAAAAATTCGAGGTGCCTGTGGTGGCAAATCTAAAGGTGAAGGTAAACCTAAATGCTTACCACTTGCAAAAGCAAGAGGCATGGGTAAAAAAGGAAGAGCAAGTGCGGCACGTAGAAAAAGAAGAAAAGATCCAAATCCAGATAGACGTGGCAAAGCAATAAATGTTAAAACAAAAAAATGAGATTACACGAAGTTGCACAATTAGATCCAGAAGAAGAATACTGGCAAAATCCAAACCCAGATACCATGTGGGTTACAGACAAATTAATATTAGCAAGTAAAATGGGTTACAAGTGTGGACCTGCAGGTATAGATGTACCTGAGTCAGGCGACTACTGTGTACGTCCTGTTGTGAACGCATATGGATTAGGTATAGGTGCAAAAAAAATGTTTATAGAAAAAGAAACTACACACATACCACCAGGATTCTTTTGGTGTGAATGGTTTGAAGGTAGACATCTATCTGTAGACTATAAAAAAGGCGAACAAACTTTGTGTGTTGAAGGATTTAAAGCAGAAGATACGTTTACTAAATGGGACAAATGGACAAGAACCATGGATACAATAGATATGCCAGATGTAATAAAAGAAGCAGTTGGCGAACATGATGTTGTAAACTGTGAATATATAGGTGGCAAACTTATTGAAGTGCATCTAAGAAATAATCCAGATTTTGCAAATGGCGAAATGGAATTTATACCTGTATGGGAAGGTGAAGATACTACTGCGCCAAATGGATACACATACAGAGAATATCCAGATATACATGGTAGAATTGGTGCATTTACCAGATAATAATTCAAAAAATAATTTGCATATCTGCTCAAACTGTTATATACTTGTTGAATAACAACAGGAGAAAAATATGGCAGTAAGAAACTTTAATGAAGCAGAAAAACAAAAATTAATCCAAATAATTTCACAAGGCTCACAAGTATTAGGTGAAGTTGAAGATTTAAAAACAGGATTAAAAGACACTGTAAAAGCAATCGCAGAAGAATTAGAATTAAAACCTGCACTAATCAACAAAGCAATATCAGTCGCACACAGAGGCAACTATCAAAACATTGCCGATGATATGGACACATTAGAAAGTATACTAAACTCCGCTGGTAAACTTTAATGTATCAATTACTCAAAGAATTTTGGGTAACAAGTTATAAAACAGACAAACTTGCTTTTTATCTTGAAGTATTTTCAGTAACAGTAACAATCGTGGGATCTTATCTATTAACTTTTACCTCACCAGGACCAGATATGCGTTGGATTTTTCCATTGTATCTTTTAGGTTCATCTACTCTTGCATATGCATCATGGCGTAGAAGGATAATTTGGACTTGCGTTTTGGCATCATGGTTTACTATAATGAACATAATAGGAAATTTTAGAGTATTTTAATGAGTTATATAGACGCCTTATATAAAAAAGACGAAGACAAAATTTACGTAGTAGAACGTGATTCTAAAAAAGGTCGTGTGTTTGTTGAGTATGATGCAAGATATGTATTTTATTATCCAGATGCTAGAGGCAAACATAGATCTATTACAGGTGAATCACTACAAAAAGTACAATGTACAACATCAAAAGAATTCATTAAAGAGCAACGTATAAGATCCAACAAAACTCTTTATGAAAATGATATCAACCCAGTGTTTAGATGTTTGGAAGAAAATTATTTAGGTAAAGAAACTCCCAAACTAAATGTACTGTTTTTTGATATTGAAGTGGACTTTGATCCTGAAAGGGGTTATGCCACAACAGAAGATCCGTTCATGCCCATAACTGCCATAAGTTGTTATATGGGTTGGACGGATCAACTGATTACTTTTGCACTGCCACCAAAAACTTTAAGTATGAAAGATGCTGAAATTCTCACAAAACGTTTTCCAAACACAATACTATTTGAAAAAGAAAAAGATATGCTTGACGCATTTTTACAAGTAGTAGATGAAGCAGATATATTAAGTGGTTGGAACTCAGAAGGTTATGATATTCCATATACAGTAGGCAGAATACAAAAAACAATGAGTTCTGATGATACTAGACGTTTATGTTTTTGGGGAGAAAAACCTAAAAAGAGAGTATTTGAAAAATACGGCAAAGAACATTTAAGTTATGATTTAATTGGTAGAGTACACTTAGACTTATTAGAACTGTACAGAAAATACACATATGAAGAACGACATAGTTTTAGATTAGATGCAATAGGTGACCATGAATTGGGCGAAAAAAAGACTGTGTATGAAGGATCATTAGATGCATTGTACAATAATGACTTTGCATTGTTTATTGAATACAACAGACAAGACTGTCATTTACTTGCCAAACTTGAAAAAAAATTAAAATTTATTGAATTAGCAAATGAAATTGCACATCAAAACACTGTGTTACTACAAACTACAATGGGTGCGGTAGCAGTTACAGAACAGGCTATAGTAAACGAAGCACACAGACGTGGTATGATTGTACCAGGAAGAAAATACAGAGACAAAGATGCTGAGCCTGTTACAGCGGCAGGTGCTTATGTGGCTACTCCTAAAAAAGGATTACACAATTGGATAGGATCAATTGATATAAATTCTCTATATCCAAGTGTCATTAGAGCATTGAATATGGGTCCTGAAACTATTGTGGGACAGGTACGTCCTGTAATAACATCAGCGGAAATAAACAGAGCAAGACACGCCAAAAAATCGTTTGCGGCGGCATGGGATAACCAATTTGGCAGTTGGGAATATCAAGCAGTAATGGCACAAGAACGTGGCACAGAAATTATTGTAGATTGGACTGATGGAACAAGTGTAAGGATGAGTGCGGCACAACTACATGATGTTATATTTGAAAGTAATAATAAATGGATGATATCAGCAAACGGAACAATATTCACTTATGAACAAGAAGGTATTATTCCAGGATTACTAAAACGTTGGTATGCAGAAAGAAAAGAAATGCAACGTAAAATGCATGATGCAGGCAATAATGAAATTGAACGTGAGTATTGGGATAAAAGACAACTTGTAAAAAAAATTAATTTAAACAGTTTATATGGTGCAATACTAAATCCTGGTTGTAGATTCTTTGATATACGTATAGGACAATCTGTAACATTAACTGGTAGATGCATTACAAAACATATGGCTAGTAAAGTAAACGAAATTGTAGCAGGCAAATATGATCACCAAGGCGAAAGTGTAATATATGGAGATACTGATTCTGTATATTTTTCAGCACACAACACTCTTTCAAAAGAAATAGAATCTGGCAAGATTCCATGGAGCAAAGAGAGTGTTATAGGTTTATATGATAAAATTGCAGATGAAGTTAACACAACGTTTTCAGGATTTATGAATAAAGCATTTCATTGTCCAACAACAAGAGGGTCCGTAATTAAGGCAGGACGAGAACTTGTAGCAGTCAAAGGATTATATATAA